TGGTTGTTCTTTTCACCATATTTTCCTTGTACAAGATTTCGTAAACGAGTTACATCTTTTTTAGAAAATTCTTTCTTTAAAACATTATCTTTACCCATTATATTCCTAATTCTTTTAATTGTGCAATAGTATTTGCTGCTGAAGTATGTAATATACCAATACCACCTTGTGAACGCCATTCAATTATATTTGATGGACGATCATCAATTAATATTTTATTCTCGCCTGAATAATTTTGTTTATCTTTAGATCTAGCTAAGATTAATTTAGTACCTGGTAGTTTATTTCTAACCCATAAACGTTTACCTAAACGTGAATCTTGAGAAAGTGATGGAGATGATAATAAAATTGGTTTATATTTTTTAATATAATCCCAATATGTTTTTCCATCTTCCATCCAGGGCATTCCTACCCAAAATCCAACACCACCATCATCGATTAATCCCCAAAATTTCTCTAATCCTTCTTTCTTATCATATACTGATGGAGAGATACCACCTGATAGTTTTTTAAATTGAGCATCAAAATCAGTGATAACTCCATCCATATCGGAATAAATTTCATACTTCATAACTTATTATTTTTTTTAGTGTTACTCGAACGGTGGTAAAGATAATGCCTTTCTTCTGCTTCTCCAAATATTTAGCACATCGTCTTTTTCTTCTTTTGAAATAGATTTTTGATCTACAAAGATATCTAGGTAATCATTTAACACTTTTTCGAATGGTGTTTTTGATTTTTTAGCTTTAAAATACATACCTTGAAGCATAGCGTCTACTTCTTTTTCTAATTTAAAATATTCAGCTTTAGATAATAATTCCATATCAATCAAATTTCTTAATATTTGATCATCTTTCATGAATTTACCTGATTTTAAATTTTCACCTTCCTGTGTTAGGTGTTCTAGTTCATGTCTTACGACATCTTTAATATCAAATGATATTGTATTCCATTTTGGGTTTTTGGGTATTTTAAATCGTACTGATAGTAATGGTGTTACTTCTTCTCCTTCATCATCAAATCCAACATTAGCTCCACCATCAACTCCATATTGATCATCATCAACAAATTCAACTGTGGCTTCTAAATCAAACTCTAATTCATTAGAAATTATATCTTCATCATTTGGTCCTATCGTAAGTGATATTTCACCTTTATCCTCTCCTCTATCATGTATATCTTTAAATGCTTTAAAGATGATTTTAGAAAGTTTATTTGTAATTGTATCGTAACGTCCTTCCATAAGATTAGGTTTATTATCATGTCCACATTTATGACATAAATAAGGATCATCTCCACCATTACTTAATTCCCATTCCCAACCACAATTACTACATTTAATCATACCAGCATCTTCATTTACATTAGTTGTAGTCTTTAATGTTTTAGCTAATTGTAATGCTTTGTAATATTTTTTATTTTTATCACCTAACTGAGCACCTTTTTTATCAGGATCTTTATCCATCTTTCTTAAACGAGCTATTTCTTTGTTAATTAATGATAATGGAATTTTATCTCCTTTTTTAATACCTAATCTTTTTCTAACAGTACCTTGTTTTAAACTACCTGCTTTTTTACCTTTAGCAGCCATTTTTTCATATGTGTCCCCTTCTTTTACATTTTCTTTTACTTGTATAGTTCCAACCATATCAGCAGATAAATGTGGGTCACAATGGTATTTATATAATCCAGGTTTAGTAAAAGTAAATTTATAAGTCCACCCAGATCCTACTTTATTCCCAAAACTTTCGGGATTATTTTTATTTCTTGGGTGAGAAGTTTTTCCATTTACATTATGGTAACCTTCTTTATTTTCCCATTCTACAGTATCACCTACATTTATAATAATATCTTTAGGTTCAAATACTATTCCCTTTGCAATAACTTTATGTGTAGTTTTATTTTCATTTACAGGTTTATATCCTGAACCATATGGAGCTGCTTTACCATCATGATCAGGTGCTACATTTTCCTTTTTTAATTCAGGGTGAAATTTCATATACACTTCGATGGCATCAGGTTTAATTGATTCTCCATCTACTTCTACTTCTACAGGATAAATTTGTATATCATCACCATACCAATAGTTCATTTTATACCCTCCTTCCTCTGAGAGTTCTACAATTAATCCTCTATCATAATTTTCTTCTTCAGCTTGTAAAATAATTTTTTTACCTCTAGGAAGAACTAAATCTGTTCTATCTAATATATCTTCTTTTATAATTTCTGGTAATGGTTCTCCCCCATACATTTTTTGGGTTTTAGAACCTATGTTTTCACCTAATATCTCTTCTTCTTTTAATCTTTCTTCAGCTACTTTATAATCTATTACTCTGAAAAAATCACCAATATACTTTCCTCTTTGAGATTTGTGTTTTAAATAATATGCATGTTCCCAAACATCCATTGCAATTAAAATTTCTCCTTTAAAGTTTTTATCTAAGTAAGGATTATCTTGATTAGCATAAGATTCAATAACTAACTTATTACCTTTTTTAATTAAAAATACCCACCCAGAACCAAACTGCTTTAATCCAGCTTCTTTAAATTTATCTTTAAACTCAGAAAATGAATTAAAGTTTTCCTCTAACATTTTTCTAAATTTTGCTGAAGGTGCTTTATAGTCAGGTGTCATGTTTTCGAAATACAAAACATGGTTATAAAATCCACCACCATTATTTTTAATAGTGTTATTTTTAGGATATTTACCTAATATTTTTTGAATTGCTTGAATTTGATCTTCTGCTTTTACCCTAATGTTTTTTTCATCTAACTCAGCATTAAGTTTATCAGTGTATCCTTTAAAATGTTTATCAAAATGTTCTTCCATTGTTTCCTTATCAATATAAGGTTGGAGGGAAGTGTATGAATAGTTTAACTTAGGTCTTTTAAATTTTACGTCCTGATTTTGGGTATTCTCTGTTATATTTCTTAAACGTTTAGTTTTTTCTTTAGATGCTTCTTTCTTTTTTGTAATATAATCTAATCCACGTTTTAATCTTGATTTAGTATCTGGATCTTTAGCATTATTATATGCTGCTCTTACTCTTTGGTGTATTAAATTAATAATTTGAGATTGGCGAGCATGTGATTTTGCTTTAAAGGATTTTTTATTTAAGGTATCAACTATATCTTCTTTAGTTCTAAATTTAATACCAATTGTATCTTTTGGATCCTCATCTGTGTATAATCTACGACTTGAATCTTTAGGTTTTTTACCTGTTCCTTTTTTAGGATCTTTTTTCTTTTTACGACCTTCGTCTATTTCTTCTTCTAAACCTAAAGCTAATTCACGAGCATAAGCACTTATACCAAATGGATCTTTACCTAACTTATCATCAAAACCATATTTATGTTTATATGGCTTTTTTCCCTCATTTAAACTATCAGTCCAATTCCTAAATGTCATTGTACCTTTTAGATTAGCTTCTGCTTCAATATCATTTAAATCATCATCTTCCTGAGTATTTGTAGTAATAATATTACCTAATCTACCTTCTAGATTTTGAATATGATGTATCATTTCATGTGAAAATGAACGTACAATATCTTTTGGATGTCTACCCTCAGTATACAATACAATTGTTGCGCTATTCGGGTCATAATATGCGGTTTTACCAAGGAACTCACGAGCATTAACACTGTCACCATCGAGCAACTCAACGCTTGGTAAAGGTTCTATATTCATTCCTTTATCCAACATATGTTGTGTTAACTGCATTATTCTCTGTTTGATATCTATATCTTGAGAATACGAAGCGTTTTCATTTAAACTTTCTTTAACTACTGGTTTAACAATATTATATACTGTTTCTTTTTCATCATTTGATAATTCAGTAGGTAAGAATTTAGCGAAATCTTCAAATGAAACTTTAGCTGCTTTTCTAGCATTAGTTCCACTCATTCCTTCGTTTTTGGTAGTTATAACTTTAACTTCCATGTTTGGGTGTTTACCACCAATAGCTCTAGTTCTATTTTTTATATCTTCTAAATCACCTTCATTACCTTCACGAGCACCAATTACAAAATAAACTTTATCTTGTGGGTTATTTTTACCTAAACGAAGAACATCTCCAATTGGAGCTTTAGATGGTTCTATTTTAACCTTCATTGGAAGGTATGTTTGGTATATTTCCCAAATTAAAATAGACTCAGCTTGAGTAATACCATTACGTGTGCCACTACCTACATAAATTATAAATTCATCTATTTCTGGATTATCCTTTAATGCTTGTTTAACAACTTCAAAATGACCTGATGTTGGTGGTTTAAATCCACCTCCGTAAGCAGCTAATGTTTTTTGTTCTCCTTCATTGAGGATACCATCTACTAAGAATTTAGTTAATTGATTCATTTTAGCTTCTTAAAAATTGTTTTATACGCATTTGTGCTTCTTCTCTAGATATAGCATAAGATTTCATTTCACCCATGAATTCATCATCTAACATATCTTGTATTTCAGCATTTAATTTTGCTTTTTGCTCATCTGATTTTTGTTGTTGAGCCGGTGTTTTAGGTTTAGTGCCTTTAGGTGCAAATGGGGTAAGATATTTTTGAACTATTCTTTCTATATCTTCAATTTTATCACCTTCTAATGTATTAGCTACAGCTATAAAGTTAGGAGTAAATAAATCAAAATAAGGTTTTATATTATCAGTTACACTTTTCCAAGTACGCATTACAATTGCGGGTGCTAAACTTCTATCTTCACCACCTGATTTTTCAAATCGTCTTTCATTTTGTTTTAGCGAACGCTCTAAATCAGTATAAACATAAAGCATCATTACTTCGTATCCTGCTTCTTCTAATTCTTTCTTTAACTCAGCAGTTTTATTATATGAAGCAGCTGTACCATCTAAAATAAATGATTCTTTACCTTTAATTGTATCTTCTAAATCACCTTTGAATTCTTTATTTGCAGCAGCCATTTGCTTAGCTTGCTCACTTCTTTCTTCAGGGGTAGCATTTTTAAGATCTAAAGATACATTAGCTTTTTTAAGTAAATTAACATAGATATTATCTACATTCATTATTTTTAACCCACCTAAATCTAAACCTTTTAAAACATATCCTTTACCTGCACCTGGTGCTCCTGCTAAAATTATAGCTTTAGGTTGACCCTGTACTTCTTTTAGTAATTGCATTAAACTGATCATTGAATGTTTTTGTTATAAATATTACAAATCCCTCTTAGCTTGCGTTCTAAACTCCGTGAATATTGGGGCATGTTTAGGATTTTCTAAATCAAATAACTTTTTAACAGTCATAAAAATATCAATATTTTCTTCTTGTGTACGTTTTGATTCATACATTTCCCATCCTTTACCTTGCATTTTACCATCTTTAGGACCTCGCTTGGATGATTTTAACCATAATACACCAACTCTATCTACTGATTTTTCAAAACATTCTTCATAGCATTGGGCATATATTGCTCCTTGCAAATCATAAGTTGTTTGTAAATGGTTAGATGTTTTGAAATCTATAACCCATCGTTCAACTTTCCCATCTATTTCAATCTCACATACCATATCACAAGTACCTGCTACTTTAATCTTATCTGAGAATAAATGTACTTCGGTTTCAATTAATTTTGGTTTGTAAGTTTCCCAAAAATCAACAAAACGTAAAAACATCTGCCATACTAATGTATCATATTGTGGGTAACCTGATGGAGATAAGAAATTTAATTCTTTACCGTTTAGGTAATCTTCAATCATTTCATGTGTCTCAGTACCTTGTTCACTTGCTTTACGAACAATATACTCAGATGAATATCCTACTTTTTTCAACCAATCCTCAAAGAATTTGCCTTTAGGATAGGAACTTAAAACATAGGTAATCGATGGGTAATATTTACCATTTCTACGATAATATCTAGAATCTGGCATTGTTATCTGTTTCGCATCATCAGAGACTTCTAAAATCCTGTTATACGAATGCTTGATCTGTTTTTTACTCATAATAATTGTAATTTCCTCTCCATTAAGCCATATTGGTCTATGGGGTAGGTGTTTTGAATTAAATTTGTGAATTTTTCAAATCCCATTTCACTGGGGTCTTTATCATCCAAATCCATAAAGTAAACTTCTTTACCTTCGTTTATAAAATATTCAGCGAACTTCACAGCTTGCTTTTGGGCGTCAGTATCTAAAGCTATATAAATTTTTTCAACTTTAGAAGTGACAATTTTTTTCATTAAATTTTGTTGTATATTTTTACCTAACAACGGTATAGCGTTGCGTTTAATGGCTATAGCGTCAAATGGTCCCTCACATAGCACAAGTGGTATATTCCAGTTGATAAACAATTCGAATGGGACTATATCGCGCGATACTTCTGGGTTTCTATACTTGATATATGGGTCTTTTTCAAATGATCGTCCTGTAAAATAATTTAAATTACCACTTTCATCATATGATGGGATAATAACCATTTTAGCATATCTACCTGTTTCACAATATCCTATATTATATTTTTCAATATCATCAATAGTAATACCTCTTTTCTTAAGATATGAAAATGCATGTCTAGCTAATATATCTTTGCTTCCTAAAATGGGTTTATATTCCTGAGGTAAATTTAATTGTACTGTTGATTTTTCTTTTCTAACCTCAACTTCGGATCCAATCAATTTTTTTAGTTCTGCAAATTTTTCTGCAGAAGCAGAAATTTTCTTAAACAAAGAAGAAATACGACTTCCCTTCTTATTACAAACCCAACAATGCCAAGGATTATATCCTTTTTTATTTTGGGAAAAATTGACTTCCAATTTAGGTTTGTGGTGGTTACAATAAGGGCAATGGTATGCTTTGTTACCTCTTGCTGTTCTCTTACCACCTCCTAATACAGAATCTACTAAATTTACAAGTAGTTCATTTATCATAACGCGGAATATACGAAAGGATGTTTACATATCAAAGTCTCTAGTGTAGAACTTACCTAAAATGTTATCATTAAAGAATTCATCTGGTTTTTCTAATACTTGATATATCATTTGATATTTTACTTCGTAGTAAGTTAATAACTTTTTTGACGGAGCACAAATTACTATACGACGTTCAAAATTTTCTAGTGGTTCGTTATCCATAAACTCTCTTAGATGTTTATTTGAACCCCAATATGTCTGCCAATCAGATTCTTTTACTGCAAGTTTGTAAGCAGGTCTTCTACCTACTACACCTTCATATTCAGCTAATTCTCTTTTGGTTAATTTTACTTTACGGGTGAATTGTAGTATTTTTTTACCTATATATTCTTTACCTGTAGGTTTATGTATTATTCTATAGACAAATCCGTGTGTGTTATCCGGGAAATCGGATATTTTTTCGATTTCCTTATTTTCATAAATCCAATTCATAATTGATTATTTAAGTATCTAAATTGACTATTATAGTAGTGTCGACTTCTTGAGAGATAGGAAT